AGATAAGCAATTTGCAGCTGGCTTTGCTGGTGCGGAGCAAAAAGGTGTCGGCGCATTAGCTATACAAATTAAAGAACAAAACAAAATTGCTCAAGACAATAAAACTGATATGGAACGAAATCAGAAATTAAATGACTTGATTAAAACGACAGCATTTGGTGATAAGGAAGGTAGAGACGCGTCAAGCAAATTAAGACAGGAATATAGAGATAATTCAGAAAGATTACAAAGTGCTATAGAATCAGGTGATAAAGAACAAATCGCACTAGAAAAAGCATCTCAGCAAAAGATCTTAGATGGTGCTGATAATGAAGAAAAACGTAGAGAAGCTGTCAAAGCAGTTGAAAAGCAATCTGGTCTATTAGGTAAAATAGCTGGTGGTATTGGTTCGATTGTTAAATCTGCAAAAGATAATGCCGGAGCAATCGGAGGATTAGGATTACTTGCATTAGCAATCTTAGATCCTGAAAAAATGCAAGCACTAATTAAAAAGGTTATTGAAATACTAGGTAAAGCTGTAGATATAGTACAAAAGATTATAACAGGAGATATCTCAGGTGCTTTCGAGGTTTTTGCATCAGAATGGAAATCATTCACGGGTGCTTTTATACTGTTGTTCGGTGGTAAATTAATAACAGCTTTTAAAGTTATTTCAAAGGTATTCCCTAAAATAAGAGCTGCTGTAAATTTATTTAGAGCGTCTTTCATCGGTCAGTATATATCTGGCATGATGAGTCATTTTAAACATATGATGAAATCATTAGGTGGTAAACTAATGAAGATGGTTAAAGCTCTAACAGCCGCAGCCAACGTTTTTAGACTTTTTATGATGGGTACATTTCTACCTGGAATGCTTGTAGCATTGATAAGCATGGGTACAGCACTAGCTGCAGTACTTGCTCCATTCGCTGTACCTATCGCAATCGCTCTTGGTATAGCTTTAATTGTTGCAGCTATTGGTTTTGCTTTAACTAAACTAAGAGATGCATTAGGCTTTACTTCAGTATTTGATGTATTAATGTTAGGTGTTGCACATCTACAAGATGCATTCGGTCACATAGTTAACTTAATGGGTGCGTATGTTAACTTCATTTTAGGCATGGTAGAGAAATTTGGTAAGTTCTTAGGATTCGAAATTGATCTACCTGAAATTCCAAAAATGTCTACTGATAATGCTGCTAAGAAAAAGGTTGAGTTTCAACAGAAAAAGATCGATGAAGATAACGCAGAATTTGCAAAAACAGACTTAGGGAAATCAGTTAACACTACGGGTGATGAACTAGATATGTCGTCTATGGATAATAAGATGGAAGGACAATTCTTAAATCAAGCTGCTGCTCCAGTTATAGTAAACAACGTAAATAATTCAAGTACTACATCAAACAAATCATCATCATCGATGAGTAGTTCGACTCGTTCACGTGACTTTGGTTTAAATAATTATACTGTAGGATCATTTTAAAAAAAAGGAGCCCCGAAGGACTCCTTAAGCGTGTTGCCTGGCGGTATACACCGCTCTTTATTATTATACTATGATTCTTGTGCTAACTTAGCAAAGTAACTAAGGGTATCATCTTCAGCTTCAGCAGTTGGTGCTGCACCAGCAGGAGCTTCAGTGTATGTTGGTTCAGCCAATGTCTGAGCTACCACAGGGGCTTCAGCTACAGGACCGGCATCAACACCTAATACCTTATTAAACTTAGCTTTAAGTTCAGCATAAGTCTTATAGTTTTCAGCCTTAGTGAAGTCTGCTAATGAATGAACCTTAGCATATACTTCTTCTAGCTTTTCTTCGTCTGAGTTAAACAGAGCTGATTGATTACCAAACTCCGACTTATCATAGTTTACCCAACCTTCAACTTTACGAATCTTGATCTTAAAGTCAGCACCTTCCCAGAAATCGTAAGGGTTGACAGGATCTTCATCTTGGAACTGAGGTTGCATTACATCCATAATCTTATCAAAGATCTTCTTACCAAACTTATAAAGGAATACTTTACCTTCATTTTCTGGATTAGATGGATCTGATACAACAAGAATATTTGAGACATAATGTAAACGACGCTTACGTTCGCGGGCAGTTGCTTTATCTTCATCTCGACCACTATTCCATAAGAGAGTGTTAGCTTCTGAAACAGGGTCATCCTGACCAATAGAAGTTAATGAGTTTTCGATATACCACATGCCGGTTGGTCCTTGAAAGCCATGATCCCAATAACGTGCCCATGGTAAATCTTCACCTTCCTTGGGTGGAAGGAAACGAATTACTGCATAGCCGTTACCAGCTTTATCACGTGTAGGCTTCCAAAAACGGTCATCACCGTATGATTTTGTTTCTGCTTTTGATGATACAGCTTCCGCTGCTTGAACGAGTTTATCGATAGACGAGCCACGATTAGATTTTAAATTACTTAAAGACATATTGTTTTCTCCAATGTATGTTTTGTATTTTCTGAATTATCCACTTTATTCATAATATAATGTATATTATAACACATTATCACTAGTTTGTAAAGGACTTTGTTACGATCTTTATCATCTTATCTCGGTCAATCGAAACAAATGGATCGTACTTCTGAACTTTACGAGACAGATCAGGCCACATGATTGTCTCTGTTATTTGTTTATCTGCCTTGTCCATAAACCTTGTGAGCTTATTTAGTATGACCACAGTTTCTAAACAAATTTCTTGCTGTAAGAATGCATTGATAACTACTGGGTATTCGTTATCTTTACACTCTAACATTTCATCGAATGAGTTGACCATCGATGATAATATATTTATATCACTTTTAAACCTATACGATAATGATTCGTGGACTTTAACCATATCGTTATAGTTAGTCTCTCCATCAAGACCTAGCATATCACCTACATATCCTACGTCATTAATAAAGTTTGATACATAATACTTTAATAGATCCTTGCCATAACTCTTACCGAGCTTGGCAAAGAAATACTTGTCTCTCCGTTTAAAGAAAGACTGAGGATTAACTCGAGTTTTATAATGGTACTTTACTGCATCATATCCGTCTGTTTCGAAATGAAGCTTTAGTGCATTATAAAGTTTGTATGACTCGAATGGATCCATCTTACTTAAGACATGATTCATATAATGCTTCCAAGTCTTCCATTTCGCCAGTGACTTGAGCAAGAGTTTGCTTATGGTATACGTTAGCTAACTTACGCAGATGCTTCTTATCGATACCAACCTTATCGTTTAGTTCTTCAATAGCTTCTTTGATGAAGTTCTTTTCAGACTCGATGCGAACCATAGAGTTAGATAACTCAGTCATTGCATCTTTGATGATTTTACGATCTGCGTCTGATGATGGAATAATAATTGTGCTCATGGTGTTTTCCTATAATGGTAGTTTATTGCCGGGTGTTGTTGTAATTAATTTTAATTCTGATGCTTCTACTTCTAGCTTCTGTTTAATTGAATCGGATAACAGCCGTTTGACGTTACTGTATTCCATTCCACGTTCTTCAACTATATGTGTAATAGCATCGATATAACTTAGTTTCTTTGTTGCGACTAACATTTCGACTGCTGAAGAAAATCTCTTCTTAGTCATGATCTTATAGTCTTCTAGTTCACTCAATTGATGACCCTCAGTATAATACAATCCTTATTAATACGACCAGCTGGTACACTGACCTTCGTTGTTAATCCATTAAAGACATTATCGATCTGCTTCTGTGTCTTCTTAAGAATTTGTGGCAGTATATCGCTTGGCTTACGAAGCGCACATACTCGACTTAGTTTATCATCAAAGTTCTTTAATGATGACCCTTGAACTATAAAGCCTGCATCATTATCCGTTACGAACTCTGTGAGTCTCTTCTGTTTAACATTATAGATGTATAAGACTTTAGCGCCTGGGATCTGAATAGGACTGATGGACGCTAGCTTACTATCATTATCTTCCTTAAGGTAATTAAGCTTAGCCACTTGTTTGTCTGAGGCCTTAGGTTTAGAAGCACGTGGCTTACGAACAGCTTTGTTTGCAAGTTGTGCTGCTTCAACATCAGCTAAGATTTCATCAAGTTGTTTGATTGCTTTCTTAAGGTGAGGACGTGTCCAGTTGCTATAAGCTTCCATAGAGTCTTCACAATCTTTAGCATACGCATCATTTAATTCACTGTGTATGGATGATACCTTATTAGCAAACATCTTAATTGAAGCACCTTTCACATCATGTCTTTTAATGGAAGTAAATGCATCAAACTTTGCACTAAAGTCTCGAGCAAACCAGCCTTCAATAATCGTATCATCAAATTCGTTATAGATTGTTTCCATCATTTTAGAAAACATACGAGACTGAATTGATACTACCTTAGGCTTATCTTCATCTTCGACTACTTCATCAACGATTAGTTTACCTTGTTCAATTAATTCTTTCAGATAAATCTCAATCATGAGTCGTTCAGCATCACGATAATTAAATCCTGTAAAGTGAATTGCTGTCAACTTTGATACAGGTAAGAATCGACCATCTTTAACTTTTTTAAGATCCTTTAAGTCATCCTTGGAGAGCTTAAGATACTCTTTGGCATAACGTACTGCATAAGTCTTAAAGTCTTTAGGACTAAACTTGTAGTTAAACCAATTAGCAATATTACTCCATTCAGACCAATAAGCTTCTGGATCTGTTGGTGTAGTTGTTGCATCGTAAACTGGCATTGAACCAAGATACTGACCTTCGATTGTATTTCGATTGCCTCTACCTTTAGCGCGCTTCTTATCTAATTCTGCTGACATATATGTCTCTCCTATAATAATGAATCTATTATATCATACTTTTAAAGATTTGTAAACAATTATTTTCCGATGTGTTTGATATCACTATTAGGCACTACTTGATAAGTACCTTTATTATAAGCGATAGAAACAGTATACTTTGCTGAGATCTCTTTCTTATAAGAATCATCTTGCATAGTTTGAGTAGGTGGTGTGAGAGGAGCAGACTTATAATGAACCTGATCCTCATAGTTAGGATGCGCTGAGCGTACTTCAATTTCTTTAAAGGTACGCTTAAGCTTCTTACATTTGTTTAATGCTTTAGTCTTACGCTTACGACCTGTATGATCATATCGTAATGAATTAGTATGCATCATGAATAATCATCTCGAGATGCTTGATACGCTTCGTACATTGGAGAAGCTTTAATAAACGTATCGATATTTTTATCTGAGTAATACATGTTCTTTTCAGAGAAAGCATCAAGACTTGAAGGAGACTGATGGCCTGCTTTTTTAACAGACTTAGTGAGTGCTCGTGTATCTTTAAGAGCGATACGATCACGAAGCTTATCTTTCTTTAAGACCTTCTTATGTGATTTTTTGATAAGAGCCAAACGCTGTGCTTTGGTAATGAGAACAACTTTGTGTGTCATAATATAATCCTATATGTTAGCTAATAATATTGTTATGATATCTTCATTGGTATCCCACCACGGTACCATTTGACTAGAAATGAACTCAG